GTCTATTCGTGGCTGTGCTATTACGCCAACGCCAAGAATCAAAATTGCTTTCCGTCCTTGCGGACGCTTGCCAACAATTGCAATGTCAGCCGCAGGACGATTATGCGTACGATCAAAGTCCTTGAAAGGATCGAAATCGTTTCGATCGAGCGAAAAAAGGGGAAGCCAAATGTCTATAAATTGCTTAATTCGCCTGTGGATAAAAGTAGTGACACCAGTGTCACCAGTGACACGCATGGCACCGGAGTAGTGACACCGATGTCACCACCAGTGGTGTCACCGGTGGCACCCAAACAAGAATTAAATGATCAAAAAGAAACGAACAAAACGGACGGTTGTTTATCCGACCTGTGGATAAGTTCAAGTTTACCGTACGGCAATCCGGGCAAGGAGCAGGTAGCAGAACTGGCTTCATGGTGTGAGAGGCTTTTAAGCGAGGTCAATTTATACCGGTTGCTTATGGAATACCGCACGGACAGGGGATTCCCGCCCAAGCCGGATGTGGTTATCGCGCTGTGTAAGCAGTTTATGCAGGGTAAGGCAAAGGTCAAGAACGCTTGGGGCTGGTTTAAGAAGGCAATCGATGGACAGATGAGGCAGGTCTTGATGGATATACGACTGAGGGAGCATGAGAAACTCAAGAAAGAACCGGCTTCGATCGGCCAGTTGCTGTCGCAGATCGCTACCCGTCGTGAGTAGGCTTACGGGTCCTTGGAAGGGGGTGTCGGGCGAGGGTCGGGCGAGGCGCGGGCCTTCAGTGATGAGGGGTTCAAAAAACGATGTCCATGTCCATCACTTTTGGGATTTCGCACATCTGGGGTAAAAATGGCCAAACGGCCTGTTTCCGTCGAGAATACGGGCTTTTTTTGATTAAAAGACACGTCTGCAAGGGGTTCAAAATGGGCGTTTTGATGGACATGAGCGGACATAAAAAAGGAGAAAATCGTGGCAAAAATCAATGTTAAACCGGAAATCGCCGAGGTCAGGGTGGAGGAGTTAAAACCGGCACCGTACAACCCCCGGGAAATAACCGAGCCTGCCTATGCGGGGCTTAAGCATAGCTTGGAAAAGTTCGGGTATGTGGATCTGTTGATCGTTAACAAGCGGAACATGAGGATTGTGTCCGGCCATCAGCGGTACAAGGTCTTGCAGGCTGACGGGGTCGAAAAGGTTGATGTCATCATGGTCGATCTGGACGAAATCCAAGAGCAGGCCATGAACGTGACGCTTAATAACAGCGAGATTGCCGGTCAGTGGACGGCCGCCTTGATCCCGCTTTTGGAGAGGTTGAGAAAAGAAGCCGGTGATGATTACCTCAACTTGCGGCTTCAGAGCTTGAGGGAGAGTGTCGGGGACATGGGTGTTGAGAACTTGGGAAGCGGAAAGACTCTTCCGGACGATATCCCGGAGCCGCCCGAAAAGCCGATCACCAAAAAGGGCGACCTCTGGATCCTTGGCGAACACCGGCTTTTGTGCGGGGATTCTACCAGCGAGGTAGATGTGGCGCGGCTTATGGACGGTCACAAGGCAAGTTTGCTGGCAACCGACCCGCCGTACTGCGTGGATTACACCGGTGCCGATCGGCCGAACGGTGGCCGGGACTGGTCGAATGTTTATCATGAGATTGACATTCCGGACGCGGTGGATTTCATGCGTAAGTTTCTGACCGTGGGCCTCGGGTTTATCAAAGAAAAGACCGCGCTTTATATGTGGCATGCCTCAAAGCGGCGCTCTGATATTGAGGGCCTCTGCAAAGAGATCGGGATTCTCATTCATCAGGAGATCGTCTGGGTCAAGCCTTGCGTCATTTTGACCTATTCGTTTTATTCGTGGCGGCATGAGCCATGTCTTTTGATGTGGGTCAAAGGCCATAAGCCGGAGTATAAGCCGAAAAACAAGGCGATCGGCAGTGTCTGGACGGTTGGATTCTTAAGGACGGGCGATCCTGAAACGCCGGAGTATCACACCGATGTTTGGGAGCTGGACTGGGAAGGAAAGAAGCGCAACCCGGGCCTTGATCATCCGACCGTTAAGCCGACCGAGGTCTTCGCTATCCCGATGCGGGTTCATACGACACCGGGGGATGTCTGTTATGAGCCGTTTTCCGGTTCGGGTTCGCAAATTATCGCGGGCGAGCGGCTGAACCGGAGGGTGTTCGCCATGGAGATCGAGCCGGTCTTCTGCGACGTGGCGGTCAGGCGCTGGGAGGAATTTTCAGGAAAAAAAGCGATAAGGGATAGTAATGGATGAAAAGAACCGCAACCTTGTTGAGATCGCCAAAAAGAAACGTTACATCGCCCTTGTCGAAAAGCTGGGGCGCGGTTCGCTGTCGTCCAAGGAGCTTAAAGAGCTTGAGGAGTTCGAGAAATCCGAACAGCGGCCTGCGGGGGTTATTGATGGAACGGTAGACCTGCCGACCTTATGTGTCTATCTCGAGAAATCCCCGCGGATGATCAGGCGTTATGTTCAGCAGGGCATGCCGGTCTTCAGGGACGCGGTCGGTGAGATCGCGCGGTTTAAGGTCGGGGATGTCTTCAAGTGGTTCTATAAGAAGCAGGGATCGGAAGAGGACAACGGCAAGGATTACTGGGACAAGGAATACCGCAAGAACCGCGCGAAGCTCAGCGAGATCGAGTTAAAGCAGAAAGAAGGGGAGGTCATTCCTTTCGAGGATCACGTTTCGATTGTCAAAAACCAGATCCGGGGCATCAAGGCCGGATTCCTTCGTTTGCCGAAGCATATTGCGCCGAAACTTTATCAGCAGGATCCGAAGGTCATTTGTGAAATGCTTGATCAGGAGATCAGGTACATCATCGAACAATTTGCGGGGAAGCAGAATGCCAATAAAGCTGGGAAGGGAAATCCTTAAAACCATTGTGCCGTACGCGGCCGTCGAATGGGTCTTGCCTGTCAAGATGACGGTGAGCGAGTGGTCGGATCAGTTCCGCAGGCTCGATGTGAAAACATCGGCCGAGCCCGGGCAGTGGGCAACCGCGCGTACGCCGTATCTCAAGGGGATCATGGACGCGTTCACGGATCCGTATGTCGATGAGATCACGGTCATGGCCGCTTCGCAGGTTGGAAAAACCGAAGCGATGTACAACATGCTCGGGTTTATCATTGATCAGGATCCGGGCCCGACACTTATGGTTTCCCCGCGCGCGGATGACGCCAAGAGCGTGTCTTATAACCGCGTCCGGCCGATGATCGAGTGCTCGCCGGTCTTGAGCAAGTATATTCCGGTCAATACGGACGATATCACGAAGCTCGAATATCATTTCGACCGGATGATCCTTTATTTTGCCGGATCCAACAGCCCGGCAGACCTTGCTTCGCGGCCGATCCGCTATCTTTTCTTGGACGAGGTCGACAAGTATCCGAAGTTCTCGGGCCGGGAAGCGGATCCGATCAAGCTGGCATCCGAACGCCAGAAAACTTTCTGGAATAAAAAGACGGTCAAGGTATCTACGCCTACCACGCGCGAAGGCTATATCTTCCGCGAATATGACAAATCCGATCAGCGCAGGTTTCATGTGCCGTGCCCGCACTGCGGGAAGAAACAGGTTTTACTTTTCGGGCAGATTAAATGGCCGAAAGAAGAATCATCAGCCGAGAGGATAAAAAATAACCGGCTGGCGTGGTATGAGTGCTCGCATTGTAAGAAGCGCATCGATGATATCCATAAACAGAAGATGATGCTCTCGGGCGAATGGATCTCGGAGAAAGGCGAGCATAACCGCAACCGCGGTTTCTGGGTCAGTTCTTTGTATTCACCGTGGCTCACGTGGAGCGATATCGCCTCGGAGTTTCTGAAATCAAAAGACTACGTTGAGCTCTTGATGAACTTTGTTAATTCGTGGCTTGCCGAAGTCTGGGAAGAGAAGATCGAAGAAACCACGGTTGATAAGGTGCGCAATCTGGCGCGCGATTATGATCAGGGCGTTGTTCCTGATGAGGTATTGGTGCTGACGGCCGGTGTCGACGTGCAGAAGGATCATTTTTATTACGTCATTCGCGGCTGGGGATATTACGAAGAGTCGTGGCTCATCCGGGCCGACCGCGTTGAATACTGGGACGATATCATCGATTGTTTGTTCAAGACCGAATACCGCAGGGTGAGTTCCGCGGAAACCTTGAATGTTTATATGTCGTGCATCGACTCTGGTTTCCGGACGGATGAGGTATACCGTTTCTGCCGCGAGTGGCCGGACAAGACAAAGGCAATTAAGGGGCTTGAAGAAATCACCGGCGGCCGGTTTTACCGCGCAAACAAGATCGATATCAATTCCCGCACCGGCGCGGTCATTCCCGGAGGTCTGGTGCTGTGGAATTTGAATGTCACTCAGTATAAAGACAAGATCAACCGTCTTGTCACATCGAAGAACCCCGGCAAGTGGCATATCTTCAAGAATCCCGCAGATGATTATCTGATGCAGTTTACTTCCGAGCATAAAGTTCTCATCCGCAATCGAACAACCGGTAAGGCCAAGGAGGTCTGGCAGAAAAAGAAAGAGGCCGCGGCCAATCACTACTTGGACGCGGAAGTTTACGCGCTGGCGGCCGCGGATATCATCCGGGCCCTGAATATGCGCAAGGAAGACGCGCCGCGGGTTCATCAGCCGGTTACGGATGAGTCCGGCCGCGGCGGGTGGCTTCGCAAAACGAAAGGGTCATGGATTTAATGGGGCGATGGATAGAAAGAAAATCAAATTGGCTGAATAATGGCGGAAGTTCCCAGCCCCGGGAGAAGCCGTTCGGCAGGCCGCCGAATGATTCATCGGATTACGGCGTTCGTTTTATTCCCATTCGATGCCCGAAATGTAAAAGCAAAAATACGCGATGTTATTCAACACACCCGCCGATCCGGTATCACAGCTGTTATAAATGCGGGCATAACTTCAAGTCTGTTGAGGTGGATGATGAAAAATGACTTTTTACTACTCCGTAGTAACGACCCCATTGCCAAAATATGAAAATTACATATTATTGAAATAGAACATTTTTGCGAGGCGGCTGATCACCGTTTTCGCGCCCAATAGTAATAAAAAGCTCGTTCTGGTGCACCAGCCGGAACGGGCTTTTTTATTGGGTTCAAGAGGAGGACGCATGGCCGCACCTACAAAACAGGAAATGCTCGAAAACGTCGAGACCGCAATCAATGCCCGCATTAGCGGGGGCGCGGTGCAGTCGTATTCGATTGGCGGCCGCAATCTTCAGTACATTCCGCTTCAGGATCTTTACAAGTTGCGCGATCAGCTCAGGCGCGAGATCGCTGGTTCAGGCGGGACTACCACATACGTTTCATTCGGGAGGCCGTCATGAAGACGCCGCTTACGGAAAAATTATCCAGCGGCTTGGACGGCCTTATTTCTTTTTTCTCTCCACGTGCGGGTCTCAAGCGGCGCATGTACCGCGAGGCCATCAAAGTTACCAAATCATTCAGTTCTTACAGGGGCGCGTCGCGCGACCGCCTTCGTTCATCGTGGATGCCGGGCGGAGGATCTGCTGATGCGGATCTTCTTCCGGAATTAAAAGACATCCGCGAGAGGAGCCGCGATTTAAACCGTAACGACGCGCATGCCTCAGGTATTACCTCGACCATGACCGTCAATGTGGTCGGTTCGGGGATCCGGCCGCAGTCGCGTATCGACAGAGACGAACTTGGCCTCGGTGAAGAAGAAGCGGCGAAGTTTCAGAAAGACGCGGAGCGTGTCTGGAAGAGATGGATTCCGTATGCGGATGCAGGCAGGCGCATGGACTTCTACGAGATCCAACAGCTTGTCGACCGTCAGATTCTCGAAAACGGAGAGGCGTTGATCGTTCCGATGATGATTGAGGATCCGTCGCGGCCTTATAGAACGGCTTTGCAGGTGATCGAGTCCGACCGGTTGGATACGCCTTCAGATAAGCGGGGAGATAAATCGATCCGCGCGGGCGTGCGCATCGGCGAAAAGGGCGAGGCGGTTTCATATTTCATTCAGAAGACGCATCCCGGCGAATCGCGCATTGCCAAGAGCGGCGATAAAGAATTCATGGAGATTCCGGCGTTCAACGAATACGGCAGGCGCAATGTCTTCCACCTCTACTACGTCTTACGTTCGGGACAGACGCGCGGTGTGCCGTTCTTTGCGCCGGTTTTATCTTATTTCAAGGATCTCGGGGAATACGCGGAGGCCGAACTCGTGGCCGCGAGGATCGCCGCGTGTTTCTCGCTTTTTGTAACTTCGGAAGCGTCCATGGATGTTTCGGCAGGCGGTGTTTACGAAAGAAATCCGGCCGGTCAGTTTATCGAAAGCCTTGAGCCGGGAATGATCAAGCACCTGATGCCGGGAGAGAGCATCACGTCGTTTAATCCCCAGCGGCCGGGATCGAGTTTCGAGCCGTTTGTCGACCGCATCCTGAAGGCAATTTCAGCGGCGCTGGGCCTTCCGTATGAACTTGTGGCCAAGGACTTCTCGAAAACGAATTACTCAAGCGCGCGGGCGGCTCTTTTGGAAGCGCGGCGTTATTTCCGGATGCGTCAGGAATGGTTGGCGCAGAAATTCTGCCAGCCGGTCTGGGACATGTTGCTGGAAGAGGCGTATTTAAAGGGCGAGATTTCGGCAGAAACATTTTATGAGAAAAGACAGCGATGGACTGGTGCTTCATGGATTGCGCCGGGATGGGAATGGGTGGATCCGCTTAAAGAGGCGCAGGCCGCGGAGGTGGGTTTAAGAAACGGCATCGTGACCTATTCGGATCTTTACGCGCAGGACGGCAAGGACTGGGAAGAGTGTTTCGAACAGCGCAAGCGTGAGCAGGAGAAGATGAAGAAGCTCGGACTTGAGGTGCAAGATGAAAACAAAGCAAAAGAAAAGCAAAAAAACACCGGTGAAGAAGGCGAAGAGGATTCTGGCGGGGGCAAAAAGCCAAATGGCAATGCCGATTGAGGTTGATGTTTACTTTACCGATGTGAAAGAGGTGCGAGATGGCGAATAAAGACACTTATTTTCGCGCGGACATTGCGCGCGGCGGTGGCGTTCGCGTCAACCGCAAGGAAGAGGTTATCGAGGGTTTTGCTGTCGTAACCAAGGGGATTACCCATGACGAAAGGGGTGAGTTCGATGACATAGCGCTGGATTCGGTTGTTGAGCTGGGCAACAAGGTCAAAGCCGGAGTCAAATCGAGGTTCGGGCATCCGAACATGTCGAGCACCGCGCTTGGCACGTTCTTGGGCAGGGCGAAAAATTTCAGGCGGGACGGCGATATCGTCCGCGCAGATCTGCATATCGACAAGACCGCGCACGAGACGCCGGACGGCGATTTGGCCGGTTATGTCATGAACCTTGCCGAAAGCGATCCGCAGGCGTTCGGATCTTCGATGGTCATCCACTGGGATGAGGAATTCCGCGAGGAAAAAACGAAGGCTGGCGAGGATCTGCCGCCGTATATCCGCGTAAAGAAGCTTATGTCTGTGGATA